ATACCGTGTACGTCAGAATACCTTTGTAGGTAGTCTTTTGTATCATACATTGTACCAGGCTGGAGTGCATAGACAATCTTTCCATCGAGTGTATGCCATTTGCCAGTAGCGTCTTTGACTTTACCCTCTGTCCAAATAGTTGGACGGAAGTCAACCTTCCGGCTGAACCTCCGTCCATCCTCCACTCCCCTTACATAGAGATAATTACCTTTTCGGTATACATTAGTGTACAACTTCACTCCTCAACTTTTAGATAAAACTTCACGAGCTTATCTTTGATCATGTCTGGAACATTTGCCCATGGATATTCCAATGCGAATGGGCAACCATTTGTCCACTTCGATGAGATCAGAAAATCTCTATACAATTGTATATGATCTTTGTTGTTCAAGTCAAACTTTTCAAGTGCTCGGCGTGTCAGTACAGTCGTCATTTGATATCCTTAGATTTGTCAGCAACATTCTTGTCGTCACGGAATTCAACAAACACGGGAAGAAACAAAGAATCTAGACCTGTACGCTTGTCGGTGATTCGGGCATTGTACTTGACGGCAACGATCCGTCCAACGTCAGCACGAGTAATAGCCATACGATCAGCATCACTAAAGCCCGTACCCAAACCGACTTTGACAAAACCGTCAGCAGACTCAACAACAAGAGCACCCATACGTCCAACATTCTTTCCAGTCCCTTCAACCCAATCAACGACTTTCAAATCACACTCCATCTCACCCTTGAACTTGATTTGGTGTTTGGATCTCTTGTTCTCCCAAATCATTTCTTTTGTCTTGAGGATGATACCTTCTTGACCGAGTGCAAGAAATTTCTCGAAGTACTTCTGCACTTCATACACACCATTCACTGGATACGTTGGTGCCATTGATACTAGGAAAGCGATACCTGAACTGCTGGAATTGAGATCATTAATCGCTGCATGAAGTTTCTGTGCCCGGTCATCATAAGACACTTTATAGATCCCTTGCTCGAACGCATCAAGTGGAATAGCATCCCACACGGTTGCTCGAACCATCGACCCTTCTTGTTTAGATTGGGTTCCCTTAACAGCTTTGTTCAGGATTCCATTACCAGTCTTACGATCAAGAGTCTTACCAGCACTATCAACAACAAGAAGCTCGCCATCAAACACCACGTCGGATTTATAGAACGCAGCAAGGTGAATAAACGGAAGTGCGAATAGAGGATCGGCGATGTCAATCTCCTTTCCATTACGAGACCGAAACTGCACAGTGCCATTCTTAACGATAGCATTGAACCTCATACCATCCAGCTTGAGTTGGATATAGGCCGGAAATTTAACCTTATCGACTAATTTCTGATCATAAGCTGAGGCAAGCATACAGGGATACTCAGGAATCAATCCAGGCCACACGGCGTTCACAGTAGCCTCACTAACTCCACACTTTAGATCCTTGCTAATGATCCGCTCAATCACTTTCGCATCATCTTCATTAACGCTTGACAAGATGTACTTCAAGTGTTCGATTGCAGCATTGCCAGTCAGCTCTCGTTTTGAGAACTTCTGCAGTTCGTCGAGCGCCCACTCGATACCAAATGTCATCTTGTAGGTTTGCGAGTACGAGGGGATCTTGCGAATGTAGAATTGTGTGAATGGATCCAGAGCAAGGAAGATAACCCTTTTCAGAGTATCATTGTCTTTGTTCTGGGTGAGGAAATCAATCTTGAAGTTACGGCTGCTGTTCGCAGCGAGCTGTTCAAAGATATTGTTCATTGGCTTTCTTGTTCTTCAGTTTACGATTGTATCGGTTCTTCAGTGGTACTGATTTCGACTTGAAAGGGGTCTCGCGTTTGAATAGTATATTATGAAATCGATTTTTCATCAACTTCTCCATTACGCCGTAAGGGCGTAGGTGGCCAAATCTTCCCAATCGCTATCGCCTTCAGCACGAATCTTGGCAACAGCAATCAGAGTCCTCAGCGACACTTCACGTGCAGCAGTCTTGTGCTTCTGAATCAGCTTCAGAGCATCCTTCTTGAACGCAATCGCAACATCCGGCAGGAAGTCGCTCTCGTGCATAATTACATCCATACGCTCGATCTTCTGATCAAGAGTCATCGACAGATCAACACACATCGAACGAGTGCGAAGTGCTTGGTCGATCTTATTCATCGGACGATTCGAGATGAAGATCACACCACCTTCGAATTGAAACGAACGGGGCATGTCATCATCAGCACGCATGCTGTTCCAAGTGATGATACGCTTATCGTAGCTATCGAGAGCACCCTTGAGCAGGTTAACAGCGTCTTCGTCTTTGAGAATCGAATCGCAGTCATCGAACACGATAATCGACTTACGGTTCTCATACAGGATGCTGTACAGGCCACGAGCAGTCGAGAAGCCTTTCACAACACGGAACATCTTCCGAGTGTTGACAACGAAGCTCTCGTCTTGATCTGACATATCTTGCAGACCAAGAGCCTTCAGCGAATTGATCACGACGTGCGACTTACCCAAGCCGCCTTCACCAGTAACGACTGCCGATGCAGTCGTACCACGACCAACCATCTTGACCAGACGCTCAACGAAGTTGAATCGCTGGTTGATCGGAAACTTGATAGCAGGATTGTCTTCTGCAGGTTGCTCAACCACTTGCTCTTGCTGAGCAAGTTTCCGCTTCAGGTAGTACTTGCTGCTTGATTGAGCAACAACACGACCAGCAGCATTCTTAGCCACATACTTACCATTCACAAATTCAATCTTCATCACAAATCTCTTCTCATTCACAATAGGTACATTATCCGTTAATTCGGATTTAATGTCAACCGATTTTTACCTGCCCATTTTCGCGCGAAACTGCGCCAGGCAAGCGTCATACCAGCTCCGGTTGGCTTGCCGCAGGATATCCAGAGGAGCCATACGCTCATTTTCCATCTTAGCGAAGTACCCTTCAACGGTGTGATTCTTGATCAGCTCAGCAAGGAACTTCGCTTTGGTGACCGGACCACGATACTTGAAGCGAGCAACAACTTTGCGCTGACCATTGTCAGTGTAGGTAAGAAAGCCACCGTGATAGTTGAATTCTGACTTGATGAACTTGGACATTTCAATTCCCTTGTTTTTCACTGTAGGGACATTATCACATAATTGGGAATTAATGTCAACCGGGGAAATCCCCCGGGATTATACGAAGGAATTGTGGTCGTTAAACGCCTCGTCGATCAAACGAGCGACGATTTGGTCCTGTTCAGGAGTCCTTTTGGTGGCAGGGTGGAACCCAACATACAGTGCTTGATAACCGCAGTTCTGGATTGCGATGGTCAACTGTACTGCTTGATCCTCACACCCCACAAACAACGGAACCTCTTCACCAAAGTACTCCACAACGATCTTATGCATGCTCTTCATTCCCGATCTCCAAAGACTTGTTCCATGTGATTCATCCATTCCTGGTACTCTAGGAGTTCCTGTTCTTCAGAAGTCATGTCTACAGGCTGCTGATCATTCATATCACACCTCATTACTGATGAGTGATCATTATAGGACACTTTGGAATTAATGTCAACCCCGAGATAGACCCGAAAGTGCAGTGGCTGGTGCAACCATGATCTTGGAGAAGATTCTTGTGTACTCTTGTACCATTTGTTCTTTGACGTCTGCCACGCATGCAACAGAAGTCTTGAGAAGTTTTATCTCTCCTTCTGCGTACGGCATGAACGGAGCAAACCCAGCAGACATTCTGCCGTCCTGCATGTTTTGGTAGATTAAAGTTACTGCATCCTCGAGTACATAGTGGTCTGAGGCTTCACCGGCGATAGTAGCAATCATCTCTTCGCCCGATACCATTTTGAATACTTGAATCATTGTCTCTCACTTAGAAAAAATATAAATGCGCTGAGTTCTTCTTCTGTAACAAAGGATCTTACGACACAATCATAAGTCTTGATGTGAACAGCTATTAATATGAAGTGTTCGTGACTTTGCACATAAGAAAGTTTAATATTCCACTGATCTAATCTCACTGGGCTAAAAGACATGAAGGAGGAGAGAACTCCTCCTTCGATTTGTCGCTTATTCATAACGAAGATACACTGTAAGTGTTATGCTGCTTCTTGGAGCAGCTGTTTGTTTGGTTGAATTGTGCGTAGCCCATCTCCCACCTCAATCTTACGGGGTTTCTTGTGATCGGGGACGATACGCTCTAGAGCAATCTGCAACATTCCGTTTACGATATCTGCTCCAGTTACTTCAACGCTATCCTCAAGAACGAATGTTCGTGTAAAGTCGCGGGCACCAATCCCTTTGTAGATGTAATATGTATCATCTGAGGGAGTCTTAACTGAACCTTTGACGGTCAGTTTGCCATCTTCGACTGAGACATCGATATCTTCTCGAGAAAACCCAGCAACAGCAATCTCAATCATATAATGATTGTCCTCACATTTCCTAATGTTGTATGGAGGATAATTTGGTGTTGTGGTTTTGGCAAACTCGTTGTGGATACGAGTTAGACGATCAAGATGATCATCAAAGCCTACAAAGAAGCGGTCAAAGTCTTTGGTTGATAGTGATAGTAAGTTTGTCATGGTAGTTCTCCTTAAATTAAGCGAGTTATAAAACGCACACCCATATGGCATGTGCTAGTCCCGGTTACCGATCCGGGGTGCTCGTACGCCAGCACGGCAAGACGATCCTAAGGTGGATCCGTTGCGTCCCATCCCGAAGGGAATCTTTCCTTATCGGCTACTGTTGTATTGCTTCAACCAGTAGTCGACATCAGCGGCAGATTTAGGATGCTTCGATAATATATATATCTTTCCACATCCTGTTGTCTCGAGACTTCCACAAATTTAATCATTAAATTTTGGAGTATGCTCAGTAAGATCACTTCGACACCTCTTTCGTAGAGACGAACGAATATAACTCTTCTGCCTTCTTAATTACATCCGTGAAGTCGTAGAAGGGAGGGGCGTACTTTTGCCACTCTTCAAGAGTAGCTTGGCCGACTTCAACTGACTTCTCAAATGCTGTACGTGCAAACTCAAAGTTCCTTTGGTATTGCTGTTCAAGGTACTCCTTGGACATGGCAAGTAGGTCGACACGTAGTTCGTATGGTGTTTTGCTCATTTTGTTTCCTTTGTGTGTGAGTGTGTATGCAGATTTAAAGGCTCTGCAAAAGACCTTCTTACTTATTCTTCCGCCTGGCGGTTGGCGCTAGCCTCATCAATCTGCGATTGAGCCTGACTCTGAATCTTGGCGATCAACTGAACTACCTCATCGTACGGACCTTTACTGAGGGCTCTTAGAATGATGTTAGTCTCATTAACATCTAATGTGAATTTAAATTCTGTACTTTCCATTGTATGATCTCCTTAAACACGTTTTTTCACGCCGATCTGATATTTCGGCACCAATTCCCATTCATTCTTCTCTTTATACGAGACGATCTTGATTTGAGACATAATAGCATGCACGTTGTTGGTTGGTTTGTTGACGACGGTTAGTAGTCCCCAATCTTCCAACAGCAATGCAATTGCATTCCGTCGTTCAATATCACTTACAGAGATGTTCGATTCCTTGTTGTCGAGGATAAACAACTCTTTGAAGTGCACAATGAAGTATCTGCCCTGCTTATGTAGGATATGGGCAGATTGATATAATTTTTTGTCTTTCTTTGAAGCAACACCAATCCGCGTTAAGGTCTCTTTGACCTTAAGAAAGTTATCTGGTGATTGTAGTGTTACTTCTAGCATTGACTGTGGAGTCCAGTCATAATAAATCACTTCTGACGTCATGATTTCCCACCTTGTTCCATTTGTTGTTTTATCTTAGTAATTTGCTCGTCGGAAAGGAGGGACATAGCTTCCACGGCCTTTTCCATGGAGTATTTATAATATTTGGAAACAGCGATCACATCGTCAGATGATGGTGACTTCTTAGACCACTTCGAAAACCGTTTGCGTTTAGGAACTGCATGGAGTAGAAACTCAAACTGCCATTGTTTTGGTGCATGCGATAGACGATTCATTTCATTCGCATAGAACACTGTGTCGGGGAAGTAGGACAGCGCCCTGTTAGTTAGGAATGGGGAGTAGTCCTTCTCAGCTTGCGGATCTTCAAACAAGTTCTCTTTTGTAAAATTGATTGCATTAACCATATCAAAGGGATTCATGATCGTATCCCTTTTCTTTCAAGTGACTGAGGCTTGCGATGAAGGTAGTGTTTGGAAAGCGTTGTGATAGGACTTCCGATACCTCGTCATGAGACTTACCTTGAGCTAGAAAGTTCCCGGTGTTCTTATCGTAAACGAAAAACGACCCTTCATACTTCTCGATAACAATCTCGGTTTCGTTTACAGTTTGCTGTTCCGCCATCAATTCAAGATTCTTGAAGTAATCCTCTCTGAGGGATTGGATTAGTTTCTTAGCTTTATATTCGCGATAAATCCACCCAGCCTTGAAACCGATCAAGAGTGTAACCACAGCAGTTAATAGAATTTCCATCATGAGAATTTACACTCCCCCATCACCTCTGTCAAGCATGCCATTAGGTTTAACTCATGGTCTGCTACGAACGAAGCCTTGTATTGATAATCGGCTAGAATAAGAACCAACTGAGGGATACTGTGCTGATCGAGGAATGTAGAAGATCCTTCATAGAGATCACGAAACACTCTTGAAGTATCTCCATCACTATTCATTGCAACCCACTTACGCACTTCTGTGAAGTTCTTTTCCTTCATCATCTTATATAGCTGACGATAAGAATCGCCGTTTAGATTGACGAAGATACCAGAATCGATCTTACCGGACACTGAGTACCGTTGGAGTTCATTAAGAATCCGTCGACCATCAGGAAAGTGCTTCTGCACAAGCTCAGCTACAAC